CTTGATGGATACATTAAAGGTATTGTTACTGAAGTCGGTTCTGGAACTATAAGTGTTAAGACACTTGCTCACGTTTCAACAGCTGGTACAGTAACAAATGTTAATTACCAAAATGGTGGTGTTTATAACTTTGCAACTGGTAATATATCAGCAAGTGCAGCTGGAACAAACGTTGGTGGAACAGCACAATCTGTAACAGCAGCGGTTGATTGGTTTGAACAACAGAATATTGTTTTAACACAAACTGATGCAAATGGAAATCCGATTAGTTTAGAATGGGATCAATTAGCAGATGCACCAGGCACATCATCATACGCAGCTGCTAGAGGTGGTAGATTTGATGAAGTTCACGTTGTTGTCATAGATGACAAAGGAACAATTACAGGAAACGCTGGTACAATTCTTGAAAAACATCTAAACTTATCAAAAGCAAAAGATGCTGAATATTCAGTAGGTTCAACATCATACTGGAGAAAATATCTTGCAACCAATTCACAGTATATCTACGGTGGTAGTTCTCCTGCTGGAATCGTAACAAGTGGATTTACTGCTGGAACAGCAACTGCAATCGGTAATTTAGATGCTGATAGTGGATGGGATCAGGATGCAAGTGAAGTAAACTTTGGATTATCTGGTGTAGTAACTGCTTCACTCGGTGGTGGTACAAACTACGGAGATAAGACTGATTATACAACTTCAGGTGCTTTAACATCTGGTGTTGATGATTTAATCACTGGTTATGGTTTATTTGAGAACAAAGAAGAAATTGAGGTTGACTTTATACTGATGGGTGCTGCTCATCATCCGAAAGAGCAGTCTCAGGCAGTTGCTGAAAAAATAATTGCAGTTGCTGAAGCAAGGAAAGATGCAGTCGCATTTGTTTCACCACATCGTCAAGCATTCTTGAATGATAGTTCAGTTGGTTCTGTAACAGTGAACAATATAGACACGATGACAAGTAACATTGTTAGTTTCTTTGCTCCAATCACATCAACAACATATGGTGTATTTGATAGTGGATACAAATATATGTTTGACCGATTTAATAATACATTTAGATATGTACCATTAAACGGTGACATCGCTGGAACTTGTGCAAGAACTGATATTGAACAGTTCCCTTGGTTCTCTCCTGCAGGTACTGCAAGAGGTGCTATACTTAATGCGGTAAAACTTATCTACAATCCAGGTAAGAAACAGAGAGATATTCTATATTCAAATAGAATTAATCCTGTTATCCTATCACCTGGTGCTGGTATTATACTCTTTGGAGATAAAACAGCATTTGGTAAGTCTTCAGCGTTTGATCGTATCAACGTTCGTAGATTGTTTATCTTCCTTGAAGATGCAATATCTGCAGCAGCGAAAGATCAACTATTTGAATTCAACGATGAACTTACAAGGACTAACTTTGTAAATATTGTTGAACCATTCCTTAGAGATGTTCAAGCAAATCGAGGAATATTCGACTTTGTTGTTATCTGTGATGAAACTAACAACACTGCAGCTGTCATTGACGCAAATGAATTTATTGCAGACATCTTCATCAAACCAGCGAGGTCAATTAACTTCATTGGTCTTACCTTCGTTGCCACCAGAACTGGTGTTGCATTTGAAGAAGTAATTGGTTCCGTTTAATTAAAAGAGGTTTAATCAACTATGGCTAGAAATCAGGTAAATCCACCACCCCTAAGAACGATTTCCGACTTTAAGAGTAAGTTGACAGGTGGCGGTGCTCGTGCTAATCTGTTTGAAGTAGTCCTCACATTCCCTGACGCTGCTGCACCAGCACAGGAAGTTCTTGACAAATCAAGGTTCTTGGTTAAAGGAGCAAGATTACCAGCATCAAACATAGCACAAATCGAAGTACCATTTAGAGGAAGGGTACTCAAAATCGCAGGTGACAGAACTTTCGATTCTTGGACAGTAACAGTTATCAACGATACAGACTTTGCAATAAGATCTGCATTTGAGAACTGGATGAATACAATTAACAAGTTAAGTGATAACACTGGATTAGTTAATCCCGCTGCTTATCAGTCTGACGCATTTGTATTCCAACTTGATCGTGATGGACAAAGTATCAGAAAATATCGTTTCTATGATACATTCCCAACACAGGTCGGTCCTATCGAACTTTCATATGACGCTCAAGGTATTCAAGAATTTACTGTTGAACTTCAGGTTCAGTATATTGAAATTCTTAGGGGAGATAGTCCCGTATCAGGCGGTGTAGACATCAGCTAAATAAACATATACAAAAAATCATTATACTATGGCGAAACTTTTTGGTTTTTCTATTGAGGAAACAGAAAATAAATCCAATGGTATTATCTCCCCTGTCCCCAAAAATAATGAGGACGGGGTTGATAATTATATTGCCAGTGGATTTTATGGTCAATATGTAGATATTGAGGGTGCATATCGTTCTGAACACGAATTAATTAAGAGATATCGAGAGATGGCATTACATCCAGAAGCGGATGGAGCTATCGAAGATGTTGTTAATGAAGCGATTGTTAGTGATCTATATGACTCTCCTGTTGAAGTTGAATTATCAAACTTAAATGCCAGTGAAACTATAAAGAAAAAGATTCGAGAAGAGTTTAGATATCTCAAAGAAATAATGGACTTTGATAAAAAGTCTCATGAAATTTTTAGAAATTGGTATATGATGGTCGTTTATATTATCTAAAGGTCATAGATCCTAAAAATCCACAGGAAGGTATATTGGATTTAAGATATATTGACCCAATGAAAATAAAATTTGTTAAGGTAGAGAAAAAGAAAAATGGAAAGGATGATCCTTTTGTGAGAATTAATAGTAAGGATGATGATAATGTTGGAAATCCTGAGTTTGATGAATATTATATCTACACAATGAAACCAAATTATCCAACAGGAATGGTTTCTCAGGCAGGTAAAGGATCAACTAAAATTGCAAAAGACTCAATTACTTATTGCACATCAGGTTTAGTAGATCGAAATAAAAATCGTGTTCTTTCATATCTTCACAAAGCAATCAAAGCTTTAAATCAATTGAGAATGATTGAAGATAGTTTAGTTATCTATCGTTTATCAAGAGCTCCAGAAAGAAGAATATTCTATATTGATGTTGGTAATTTACCAAAGGCAAAGGCAGAACAATATCTTCGTGAAGTCATGGCAAGATATCGTAATAAATTAACTTACGATGCAAACACTGGTGAAATTCGTGATGATAAGAAATATATGTCAATGATGGAAGATTTCTGGCTACCAAGAAGAGAAGGTGGTCGTGGAACTGAGATATCTACATTGCCTGGCGGACAAAACTTGGGAGAACTTACAGACGTAGAGTATTTCCAAAAGAAACTTTATCGTTCTTTAAATGTTCCTGAGTCTCGTATGGCAGATAACGCTGGATTTAGTTTAGGTCGTTCATCAGAAATACTAAGAGATGAACTTAAGTTTACTAAGTTTGTAGGTAGATTAAGAAAAAGATTTTCTCAAGTTTTCAATGATATGTTGAAGACTCAACTAATTCTTAAAAATATTATTACACCAGAAGATTGGAGTGAATTAGAAGATCACATTCAATACGATTTCTTATATGATAATCATTTCTCAGATCTTAAGAAAAATGAATTATTAAATGAGCAACTTGGTGTTGTTGCATCGATGGAACCATATATGGGTAAATATTTTTCTAATCATTTTGTTCGTACTAAAGTTCTTAAGCAAACTGAAGATGATATTAAAGAGATTGATAAAGAAATAGAAAAAGAAATTAAAGATGGATCATTAATGGATCCAAATGCAATGGTTGATCCGAATACAGGTGCACCAATGGATCCCAATATGGATCTAGGACAACCAATCACAGAACCAGATCTTGAAAGTCAAGGTTCTGCAACGGAAGCACCTGAAGGTGGAGAGATATAAATAAATATTAGGCAATATTATACTTTCTTAACATGGATGATTTAATGGATATGATGGTTGATGACGCATCTTCAGCTGCAATCAGCGATAAAATTAAAGAAATTTTATACACAAAGAGTGCAGAGAAGATAGATGCTGCAAGACCATTCGTAGGTGCAGAACTTTTTGGTGACGAAGTTCCAGAAATTTCTGAAGAAGAACCAGAAACTGAAGTGACTAGTGAATTAGAAACTGAAGAAGAACCACAAGAGGAAGAAGAACCCGATGAAACTGTTAATTAAAGGTGCTGAAGCTGCTTTACCAACTGGGTCAGGTAGTGCATCAAATTTTGATAACGCTA